CCATTAATACCGGCAAAGTTTTTAATCTTATTAACTTGTCTAAAAAAATCGTATTCAGATTGTTCCGTATCAAAATAGGCAATTTTGCGCCTACCTTCCGGAAAACGAAATTTCATACCAAACATATCGCCCGGCATAAATGCAGATGAAATAGCGGCGGCAAGGAAAGTTGATTTCCCTGCCTTTGCCATTCCGCTTAAAATTATGAAGTTTTGAATAACGCCAATCGGTAATTCGCTAATGGTAAAAACAACCTGGTCTTTTGGGGGGATAAAATCGGGATTGTATTTTCTTTTGGCTAATTTTTCGGGTAGGGTTATTGTCTTGTCTTGTTCCATTAAATATTTTGAATAAAGCCAAATAAAAATAGTGCAATTATAAACACTATTAAAGCCTGAATTTCATTACTACATTTGAATAACATTTGAGGTATCTTCTTTTGCATCTTGTAATTTTTGTAAGGTTTTAAAATATTCATCAGTTAGCGTTTGAGCCTCTTTCATAATCATTGAAGGGGTATCTTTGTAGGCTCCGGGATTGCCTTCCTTTGCACATACAATTGATAAAAGAACTTGCTCATATTTAGTAAAGCCGGGAATGGCTGCAATAATTCTGCCAAATTCATCTTTAATAGGCATACACGGATAAGCCGGTGCATTAGTTTGATATTTCATCACGAATGTATTTTGATTTTAAGGATAGACGGATAGTAACTCCGCCGGATTGATTTTCGTAAATGTCGGTTATTAATTCTTTCATTAAATTAACCTCGTGCGGCTCAATATTTACAACCCTAACAATTTCATCATCATTAGTGCAAATATTAAGTAAAAAAGCATTGTGCAAAGTTTTAGATTGTTTTGTCTTGCTCATTTTGGAAAGGGTTTTTTTCTTGAATTGAAATTGATAAAAATTTGTTATTTGACTTGCCAAATTTGACCCAACCGGCAACTTCATAAAATTTGCCGTCTAATTTTACCCAACCTTGATAATCGGGTTGTTTTTCATTTTTTTTGTTCGTTACGGCGTTCATTGAGCCATAACCATTCAGAAGGGATTGAAGATACTCGTTTTTCATTTTTTTTTTGTTTTTTAAAGTAAAGAATAAAAGATATAAAATAGGTTAATAAGTAAACTATTATTGTGAGCGGAATAGACACAACAAATAGATATACTATTGCAATAAATTTTATTAGTAATTTTTTCATTGGAACGAATTTTCCAACATTTTAATTTCTTGATTAAAATGCTCAATTGAAGCATCAATTAAAATACGAATTTCAAATGCTAAATCAAACGGAATATCGTTTTCATTAAGGGATAAGAATTTCCCCCCTGAACCATAAAAGAAAATTGTAACTTGTTCGTATGGGGTAAGTGAGCGAAGCGCCTCTAAACGCTGAATTTTGGATTGCGCACTGGCAATTTGACCCAAAATTTTTTGGTCGGTGTTAAATGTCATAAGATAGGGTTTTTTGTTTTGTAGGCTAAAATTATATATAAATAATTGAAACCACCAAATAAATTTCAATATAGGGCAAAAAAAACCCCCAAAATAGACATTTCGGGGGTAATCTTCCTTACTTGTATTTAACCCTATCTATAACAAAAATAGTTCTTTTTCAGCCTCACGGCGTCTTGTAAGACCCGGTATTACTACGAGTACTCCGGCTGAATTGCGCCCTTTATTCCATTTTAAGAACTCCGCCGCTACTTCGCTTTTAGGACTTCCGGCGTTTAATTTCCTTAATAAAGTTGATGTTTGTAACGCTCCTAAACCTAAATTATAGGCAAAAGATGTTAAACTATCCAATTGATTTTGATTAATGGGTACTTTAACGAGCTTTTTAACGCCAGTGGCGAATTTTCCGGCATCTAACCTTAACCATCTTAAAGCAGTTTCTTTATCAATAATATCCCCTTCCTGAACTTTACGTTTGGCATCGTGGTTATATGTGGAACCAAACCCAATTGTCCAAATATTTCCGGTGTCGCGATAACTTTTTAGGCGCTCCCCTTCAAAATCTTTAATAAAGTTCAATCCCTTTGCAGAAACTCCCATAGCGGTTGCGGTTGTAAGTAATAAGACAATTGCCGCCACAATTATAATTTTTGTGGTGGTTGTCATTATTTTCTATTATTTAGGTTAATATCACTATCCTTTGCGGCTACTAAACCCAATCCGGTTAAAATTGCGGTTACACCGCCCGGAATATCGCCTTTAATGATTGTTGCTACACCGGTAATTAATGTGCCTAATCCAAATAGGCTTGTTTTCCAATTTTTAAACATAAAATTATTTTTAGTTACCATAATAATTGGTCTGCATAATATCCGGCGCTGCCTTTTATATGCCTGTCCTTTTCGTGTCTAATTTTATATGCCTTACGGCGTTCATCTGCAATCTTTTTACCGCAATATTTTAAATAGTAGGGATAATCTAAATAATTCCTATCCCCAATACTTACTATAAAATTTCCATACACATCATAAACATCAATTTTTTTATTGAGTTTTTCGCTTGGCAAAACAATTACATTTAATTGTTGTGCCTTCCTTTTAGTGTATAGTAAAATCTTATACATTTATTTTTTAGTAAAAAAATCAAGTTTAGTTTCAATTCGTGCCAACCTATCTAATATTTCAGTATTAGTATTATTGTGCTTAAATAAATCTTTTTCAATTTTATCTAAACGGCTTTTAGTGGTAAAATAAAAGCCACTGGCAACCGCTACGAATGTGAATACACTAATTATTAATTCCGTTTGCATCATTTTCTACTTTATCATCTTTAAGTATTGCTCTTGAAATTACATTGAAACTATTAGCGGCTAAAAAACTCGCATCCATATTTTCAAAAATTCCGCCTTTACTTGCAGCGTCTAATACTTGTTTAATTACTTGTAATGCTTGTTCGTTTGTCATAGATTTTTATTTTAAGGTTTAATTAAGCTAAGGTAATATTTAATTTACTTGCCGCCCATTCATAAGCCGCTAAATTGATGTCTGCACTTGAACCCCATACATCATAGTCAGGTTCGCCCATTGTTAAATTTCCGTCTGCAAGTTTATTAGCATCAGCATCTAATAATTGCCAATAAAAAGTTGCACTATTTAATAAGTTATCATTAATGATAATTAAATTAAAAAGTGTTGCGGTTACTTGTTGTCCGTTTACCCAAATTTGAATAGGTTGTATTTGTTTCATATTATTTTATTTATTTTTATACTCCACCAAAAACGTATGAATAGAAAGTTAAAGTATTTGTTGTATTATTAGTTAAAATAGGGCCTCTATTTGAAGCATTATTAGCTAAACTTATTGATGCTGCTAAATTATATACATTGGAAAATGTTAAAGCACCACTTTGTGTTACTAAATTAAACCCACCATTTGCAACCGGGTCACCAGCCATATATATAGCACTACCTCTTAAACCTGTTGTATTATCAATATAAAATATAAAATACAAACCAAAGATATAAGTACCGCCAATACTTCCAAATTGTTGACCATTTGATAAGCTACCCTGAAAATATAAATTTGCTCCTGACACTTCACTACCAAAAGGGGTAGTTGCATTTGATATTGTATTAACTGCACCCTGAAATTTAGTTGCTAATGCAGTTCCATTAACTTGTAGCTTTTGCCCATTGTCTGTTGTTGTGCCGATTAGTAAATTTCCAGTGCTACTAATTCTTAATCTTTCAGTATTATTAGTTCCAAATAACAAAGGGTCATTTGCTTCTAAACTATAAATATATGTTTCAGTTGTTCCTGTTACACCTATTTTTAAACTTGCACCACCTACTCCACCATTATCAATATATATATTACTATTTGTTCCGTTAGTATATATATTTCCTGTAACTACTAATTTTTCAGTAGGCGAACCAGTACCAATTCCAAGATTTCCACTTGCCGTTAATGTCATTAATTGTGTACCACTCACAACAGGTGTAGTACTTGAACTTGTATGAAATTCTAAATTTCTTCCATTACCAAAAACAATATTTGCATCTTTTCCTGAACCTGCCGATGAAATAAATAAAGCACCTTCAAAACCACTTTGTCCTATTACACTTAAAATATTATCTTGTGATGGTGCCTCAACTAATAAATTTCCGCTTATTCTTGAACTACCACTTACATCAAGTTTATATCCTGCATCAGTTGTTTTGCCTACTAAAAAATTTCCA